CTTAGAGACATATGCACAAGGGCATTATCTTGGATAGAAAGAGAGGTGATATTTATGACTAAGGAAGAATTAATGAGAAGATTAACAGAAATAGAGATAGCATTAGCTAATCAATACAACCATTTGCCACAAGATAGTTTCACAAGGAATAAGGTTGCAGGTGCGATTGATGATATAATCAAATTAATTGCCGATGTGGCTTTAAGTAATTTAAAATAAAAAGAGGGGCTTAACCCCTCTTTTTATTTTAGCGGTGTTAAAGTTATTGAGCCGGATGAATCACTTATTGCAACATCAATATTATTGCCGGTAGAAATACCTACTTTTGATGTTCCTGCATAATAGATAGCTGGCAGCGTTGGCACAGGTTGACTTGCAAAAATTGGGACAAATGTATTTACATCTTGGCCTAAGTTATCGTATAATGGTAGTCGCAACAACAATATAGGTGTACTAAAATTTACCTCTACTGGTAATGTTAAGGCAGAGCTGCCGTCCCATTCTAAAACAGCATTATAATTATCTTGTTCTTCTGATAACACGGCAATATTTTTGAACGCAGCTACTTTGTCATCAACATATTTTTTATTGGCTGCTTGGTTGTCTAATGCTGGCGTTATTAAACCGTCGATTCGTAAATTGTTGTTAGTCGCTGCAATAAGGCAATTTTGGGAAGTTTCGCGAGTAAAGGTAATTCCCCCTGCCCCCATTTCCATTGAGTAGTCTTTAGTGTTATTTTTAATATATAACCCATATTTAGTCATAAATAATTCTACTTCGTTTCCACCTAAATTCGTGCCTTTTATACTAAAATATTTAGTTTCCGAATTTTTCCAACTGCTGCAATCAACATTAATAAATGGAGCTCTGCTTGCAACATCTACGTTGCTCATATCCCAATTTATTGAAGCAGAATTTGTTTCAGAGGTTGCCATTGTCCCGCCTGCTAATGGTAAATATGCATTTGCTTTATTATCAACATATTGTTTATTAGCTACATCATACTCTTTTTCCGGGTCACTAAACACATGGTGCCAGTCAGGATTTATCGACATTACCCACCTATCAAATATAATAGTTATTATAACATCAACATATGCTTTTTGGTTATAAGCAAATATTTTACCCTGTCCTACGGCACTTGTAGGGTCGCCATAATTATTATATTGTACAGCTAAACTTGCATAATTATCTGTACCCGTTTTAGCTGGCAATTTTACATTAATAAATGCTGCTTTTTTAAAATTATTTTGCACATCAGTTGTCACACCATAATCAGTAAGCGGTATTTCTTGATTGTAATTGTTTGGGTATTTCCATAGTGTTATAGTATTAATTAAGTTAGTGTTGATATAGTTATACACTTTATCATCAACATATTTTTTCGTTACAGCGCTATTATTAGCTGTCGGCTCGGGTACGCTGCAAGTAGTTAACACTTCTAAACTATCAACGGTTTCATCGCCGGAGATAATCAAGTTTTCTAAATGGTGCGTACCTGTTCCTGTACCGTCAACGCGCTTAATATAAGGCAAATCCACACTGCCGTCTTTAATCCCGGCAATTTCAATTTTAATATTGTTAACATCTGTTTTCACATTGTTTAATGCTGTTTCGATTGTAGAAATCAAATTGGATAAACTGCTTACTGTAGTGTCAAGGGCTGTCATTTGCTCTTGTAATGTAACTGTTAAATCCTGTAAGTTTTTAACATTTGTTTCAAGCGTTGTTACGCGTGTAGTTAATGCCGTAATAGTAGCATTAATTCGGATTTCCAGCGCTTGGTCGGCAGCTTTGCGATTGTCAATTTCTTCATCAAGGTTAGACTGGACAGCATTTACAGCACTAATGCGGGCTGTTTCTTCTTTAGTGATGTTTTCTTGTAAAACATTATCGGCAGCTTTTCGTTCTGTCGTTTCCTGCTCAATCTTGCTTTGCAATTCGTTGTCAGCGTTAATTCTTGCCGTTGCTTCCGCACTTAGACTATCTCTTAGTGCGTCCTCGGCAGTTGTTGCTCTGCTTACTTCTTTGTCGATGTTAGTTTGTAAAGTCTGCTCGGCTGCTTCCGCCCTTGCTTGCTCTTTATTAATATTTGCTTGCAATACGCGTTCGGCTTCTGTTGCTCTTGCTTCTTCTTTTTCAATATTGCTTTGTAGTAAGGTTTCGGCAGCTTCTGCGCGTTCCTGCTCGGCATTAATGCGCTCGCTTAATTTGATATCCTCGGCTTTACGTTCTGCCGTTTCTTTGTCAATATTGGCTTGTAGCGTCTGTTCGGCTGCTTCAGCTCTTGCCTGTTCCTTGTCAATATTTTCTTGTAAAACGCGCTCGGCTTCTTTAGCTCGGGCAATTTCAGTATTGAGATTAGCTTCAATCTCATTTTCTCTGCCCTCTGCCCTTGCCTGTTCAGCTTTAATAGCTTTGTCCAGTAAAGCTTCGGCTGCTTCTGCTCTTGCCTGTTCTTTATCAATATTTGCTTGGAGTACGCGTTCTGCTTCCTCGGCTCGCGCCTGTTCAGCGTCAATATTATCTTGCAGAACGCTATCGGCGTTTTTTCTTTCTTCAATTTCTGTATTGAGGTCATTGCGTAAATCAAGAATATTCTCCTTGTTTAAATAACCCTGCCACATACAAGCGCCATAATTTTGCACAAGTTCAGCTAATTCGCGTTCATAGTCGTTTCTATAGTAGCATTTACGGCTGATATACCAAAAGGCGTATGCATTAGGCATTTGCTTATCTTCCGGTGTAAACATTAAGCTGCCTTTATCCATAGCTCCGGCATTTAATCCCTCGCCGATTTCAACGACTAAATTACAGCCATAGTCTTTTAAAATCTGTGCGCAACGTAAAGAGGTCATGCCTTGCTTGTTTTCGTCATTTTCTTTGCCGGTAACAAAAATCATAATTTCTTGCGTTGTAAAATTTTGCCCTAACAAAACACGACTCGTTTGCACATTATAATCAGGGATATTTTCATACCATGCAGCGTCTGTAATTTCACCATTTTGTACCAATACGCCAGAGCAACCTATAGAATTTTCGATACCGTCACTAATCATTCTGTCTGCGCTAACACTGTTAGAATATACTTTCATCTGCCCGGAACGGGTAAAGCCTACAGAATACAAGCTGGCTTCCGGGTCACTTGGCAGCGGTGCGCCGTGCCATATAACATTACCGTACCAACCTTTATCCGTTTTAGGCTGGGCAATAACAATTTTATCGGCAAATTCAATTTTACTTGCACTGGCAATAGTTTGCTCAATTTTGCTGTTTGTAGTGTTGTTATATGCAAAGTGTAGTTCTAATCTAATAGGCTCGCCCCTGCGGTCGACAACCTTTTTGTGAATAATTTTATAGGCTGCGCTTTCTTCGGCATTGTAACCCTCTTCAACGTAAACGTCACAAGGACCATAATATGCACCGTTTTCCTCGGCTTGCTTCTCTAAATTTCTTAGCGTTCTGTAATTTTCAGCCATTACATGATTGTAAGTATCAATACAAATATTTACTCGGTTGCTTAAATCCTGCATAGCATCATATAAGCTCATGCCTTGTACAACGCTCGGTACGGGTGGCTGCGGGCAAAAAGGCGGTTGCGGTGGCGGGCAAAAGTTCGGCGTATCATGACAATCACAACGTTTAAAGTCATCACGCTCACAAGGATTAAATTCATCAAAAAATTTGTCATGCATAAAATCACTCCTTTTATTATTCATACAAGCCCATAAATAAAGGCTCTAACTCGTCAATGATTAACATATCAATATTTAAAAACGTCTTTCTAAATTCTTGCAAAAGCTGGGACGGGCTAAAGTTACGCCCTTTTACAATCGTATTGCTTTGGTTTCTTTCCTTGGATTTGTCTGTGCTGACATTAAAATTATCTGTTTTGCCTTGGCGCTCATTTTTGCGTACACTGTCATCTTTTGTATTGCCGGTTGTTTTGGAAGTTTCGGTTTCGGTGTAGTCTAAATCCTCTTTATTGTTTCCGCTTTCGCTCCATTCTTTTACAATATTTCCTGTAGTGTCCGTATTTTGTGTGCCGGTATTAGTGATTTCACCTGTGGTTGTAACATCTATATCAATATCGACTGTGCCGGTATTTGTTTTAGTGTGCTTAGCTTCACTTGTACCCGCAACCTTAACCGTGCCGGTATTCTTAACTTCGCCGGTTGTAGCTTGGTCTACTGTTTGTTTACCTGTGCTACGCTCATTTGATATAGTTTGTGTGGTTGCATATCCTGTAGTTTCAACTGTCCCGTCCGGTAAAACCTTTGTAGTTGTGCCAGCTTGGGGAATATCACTAAATGTTTCAGTCTTATTTGACGTGTTAGTGGTATCTGTAGTAGATTTTAATGTTCCCTTTGAGCTTTCTGTTAAATCGTTGGTAGTTGTTGTATCAGTTTTTGCTGTTTCGTCTAACTGTTCAGTTAAATCATTAGTTGTCAAATTGTCTGTGTGAGAAGTTTCAGTGCTGTTTTGTTTTAAGTTATCTGTTCTTAGTGTATTACCTGTGCTATCTTCCTCGCTCTTGCCCTGCTTAGTATAACTGCCTAAAACGCCTTGGGTGTGGTCTCCGGATTGTTTGTAGTCTTGTACGGTGTCTTGATTAGCCGTATAAGTATCGGTAACACTTTCGCCGGAAAAACCACTGTTTTGCGAATTGCTTACGTTTTCGTTTTCGCGCATAAACTTAACAATAGTTTCTTGATAGCTGTTGCTTAGAGGGTCAAATTGTAATAACTCGGACTTATACATTTGATTGTAATACGGCATTATTTCTTGCATTTTTCGCCCTAAATAAAAATTAAACCTATCCGGCGTTTCTGCCCCAATTTCGCGTAAATAAAAATGATTGATAATTTTATTGTTTAAAACTTGTCTGTAGCTTTCGTCATAAATAGGATAGTTATTAAGGTTTAGAGGGTAGCCCTCTTCAAACAATGTGCCTAATTCTATAGTAAAATTGCTCATCGTTGGTCATATGCCCCCCTTTCAACATCAGGTTTATAATCTGTTGTTGTCGGCATTTCTAAATTTAAACCGCTAAATTCTTGACGGAAGTTTACTTCAATATTTGTGCCAAACATACGATTGATTTGTTTAGCTGCTTGCCGTCTTGAGTTCAACATTACATAGCGTTGACTTTCGACATCGCCTAAATTTGAAATAACCTCATCGCTAACCATACGTTCGCGTTTATCAGTGTTTACATTTTCAACGCCAAAAAAGGTTAATGCTTCATTCCATATTTGATGTTTTAAAATGTTTAATTTATCTGCAACAAATGGCGCTTGAGTTGGTAAAACTTTAACATTATCTAAATCAAGATTTTTAGAACCTAAAATCATTGGCTCGTTACCGTCATATTTAGCATATAAATTTTTATACGTTAGTCGCTCGGTTTCATCGCAAACAATAACTAAAGGCGTTTTTTGACCTTTAACGTTAACGTCTATTGCCCTTTCGATTTCGTATAATCTGCGGGCAAATAACGCGATAGTTGACATTGTGGGCATATGCAAAAAGTTATTATAGATTAAAACACTGTCTTTATTTGACAACGTTTTTTGATAACCATTTACAGCATAAGCTCGGCGCGTTGTCGGAATACGGTAAACATCTAACTGCCCGCCTATCATACAAGTTAATGCTAAGTCGCCGATTATTTCATCCCTAAAATATACAGCATAGCCATATTCACAAAGGGCAAGCTCTAAAAATCTTTCGTCAACCGTATCCGGCAAACCGTCCCACGCAAAACTGTTAATAGCAATTTCCTCTAAACGGTAATAGTAATCTAAATAGGTCATATTATTAAGCGGTTTAGCTTCAAACTTTTTAACATTCATATTCACTAACGGATTATATTTTTGCCACTGCTCATTTTTCATTTTCTCACCCCTTTTAAATCGGCGCATTAGATAAGCTATAATTTCCGACATCGTTTACATGCCATAAACGTACACCGTTTGAAAACGCCTGTTTGATAATTGCCATTCCCTCAACCGGCACACTTCCGACTATACACGGATTAGACAGTTTTACATAATTCCAGCTTTCGCGGGTCTTTAAATTAGGCGTTTTTAACTCTTCCTTTGCATAACCATACATATCAAAATAAGTATCAATACGTTCTGCGGTGCTTTCTTCCGGCATAAATTTATAAAATTCAAATCCGGTACGTTTCAGTGCAAAATTTAATTGATTGCTCCCGGTGCTTCCACGCTGTGTAGCTGTAGCTCTAAGTGTTTCGCCATTTCCCTCTATAAAATCAGCCACATGCCCTATAGCTTCTTTTCCTTTTTTCAATGCTAAACCCATATCGGCAGCTTCGGCACTTGCTAACATTGCACCTTTAACGGCTCTTGCTGCCGGAATTAAAGTCATTGCTGCACTTGCTGTTAGTTTAATACCGTCTATAGCCATACCTATACCGGCGTTGGCATACGCAGAGCTATTCCACGCGCACTTTACTGTTGCGTTATACGCTAACGAATATTTCTTGTTTTCATTTATTCCCATATATGCCGGAGTATATAGCAAGCTATAATCGCTGGACAAAAGCGTTTGTACAGTGCCGGTCAAGCTATCGCCTAAGCAAAACTCCGGTCGGTAAACCATAACTTCTCCGGAAGAATTGCTCACTGCTTCAATATAGCTAAAAGGGTAACTTGCCAATTTTTTGTTTCGTATAGTGTGGCTGCCAATAGCTGTCGGCTTAGTTGTAATTTGTGTCTGTGCTGTCTTTTTAGGAACGTTCAACCCCTCCTGCGGTGGAAGTGGTGTCATAAACACATCACATATAGCACTCGCTTGGTCTAAAGCAGCAAGGCTCGCAATAAAAGAATTTGCCGAGCTTGCTCCGGCAGTCGTTGCCGGATAGGACATATAGACTGCCCCGGAATAAATACCGCTATACATGCCTCCGCTCCCTAATAACCCTGTGATGACGCTGTTAGGTACTACAGCAATTACTATGCTTGCTGTTCCGTCCTTGTCTAAATTAAAACTGTCTTGCTCATAAATCTTATATTCATTAACGGCTATCGGCTCGGGCACAAGATTAGAAAAATAATCATCTTCGGCTGCGCTTGCATGTTCCCGGATGACAAATGACGGTTTAATAGTTATGTCAAACATAAATGTTTGAAAATAATCTATTTGATAGATAATTTCAGTATTGTTTGGATTAATATAATTTACCCGCTCAATAAACGCATAAAACCATTTACTGCCATAATTTGAGTTTTGAAACATGATATAGTTACAATCATATAAGTCATCAGCTACGCGGGGCACTCGGCACGATAACGCAATTCTTGGGCTTGCTACGGAGTTGTTAACGCGCTGATAAGACATATTTGAAAAGGTGTATTTTGCTTTCCCGGAAAAAAACCCGCTTTGCTCACCGGCACTTGCAAACCACCGCACATCTGTGTAAGTGTTATCGCACGGCACATTTTTTAAAACCTTAACAATCGTATTAGGCACATATTCTGCCATATCCTCACCCCTTTAATATAAAGAGGGCTAAAGCCCTCTTTATTAAGCTTTTGCATTAATCGTTGCTGTACCATAAACGGCTGTATCTGCTACGGCTGCTGCGGTAACTGTCAACGTCACGTCGCTGGCAATGTCGCCCAAAGTTACTAAACCGCTTGCGCTGATTTCAGCTAACGGACTGCCGGTAATACTCCACACAACGCCCAACGGTGCAGAGGTATTTAAAATAACCTCGGCGGTCATCTGTTTAGTTGTGTTTTTATTCATTGTAGACGTTTTCGGCGTTACATTAACTTCTCTAACCGGTGATAAACTATCACTAATTGTAACAATAGCAGTATCAGTTTTGGTTGGGTCGTATTTGCTGCGGGCTGTTACTGTTAACGTGCTGTTCAGTTCATCCGGCGGTACAAGCAATTTACCTGTCCAGTCGATTTGTGCTTTAGTGGGCTGCACACCGCTAACACTCCAATTAACCTCTTTCGGAATATAACCTGCCCCGGTAACTGCTGCGGTAAACTGTTGTACACCGCCTAAGGGCACGTTTACATTTTTAGGTGTAATAGTAACATTTGCAACACTTTCTGCGGTGGTTGTAAACAAAATAGCGTTATTAAATGGACTGGTAGAAAACGTTTTCCATACATGGTAAAAATAATTCCAGTATAAGCCCTCACCGTTATAATTTTCAGTAAAGGTGATTAAATTATCAAATACCATAAACCAATCTTCATCTACTAAACAAGCAACGCAGCCGGTCAATGTCCCAAAATTATCAATCAAAACTCGCTGTCCCATAAATTCAGCTTTGGACATATTAAAGGCACTTGCCAAAACTTCAACATCAATTAACGCGTCAAATGCTGCGTCGATAATCAAAATCTGATTAGGCTTTTTAGTGTAGGTCATAACGCCCATAGGATTGTAGGTGTTAGACATAAACTCAAGCTGATTAGATACTGCTTTAATTTTAGATACAATAGTTTTAGCATTTTCCGCTGTCGGCTCGGGCACTTGTACCGGATACATTTTACCGGCATTTGCAGCGTCCACAATTAACTGTTTCATGATAATAAATTCGTCAAATTCACTACCGGCGTATAAGCTGTCAACAATGCGCGCGATTAAATCGTCAATACCGTCATAGCTTAAAAATGCCTGTCTTAGCTGTTCATTAGAAATAGTGGTCTTGTAGAAGTTCTGATAATTCATTTTATGGAAAACTGCCGACACATCCGGAATCTCACGCTTAAAGACAGTTTTTTCGGATAAAATCGGGTCAAATTCATGCGCTCTCGCAATATTTACAAATACTTCCTCGATTGCTTCGCCGTTTTCCATTAAGCCTTTTTTAAATCGGCGTAAAGGATTTTCGTACGATTTGTTAGTAATTAAAACTCTTGCGATACGGTTGACTAATTGATTTAAAAATTCATTTTGCGTTGGCTGATACTGCATAATTGCATTGCCAACCTCACGGATGTTTTCTTGTGTAGCAATCGGCACTCTATCTTGATAGGTTGCGCTGCTGTTGTTACGGATAGCGTTTAAAATATCAACGCCGTTGTGCGTTAAATTACTTGGTTTCGGTACTCTTGGCATTAAAATCACTCACCTTTCTTTTCTTCAAATAAATCATCAAAAGTAATATTCATAGCTTTTTCATCATCAGAAACATCTTCTTTTTGCTGCTCAATAATTTCACCTTTACTGAAAAACCTATCACGGTACGCTTTTTTCAAGTCGTTATAATCCTCACTCCAACGCTTTCCGCTTTCTTTGTTAATTACATCATCATCTGTATAAATCGGCGGGGCTTCATATGCGTCCTGCATTTCCTTTAATACATTCATAACGTTCTCATTGTCTCCGCTAATTTCAGATACTTTTGTTAAATAATCTTTAAATTGCTCATCTGATAACATTTATTTCACCTCGATTTTCAATTTCTGTCCCACTCGCAAGGTAGAAGTGCTTTTTATCCCGTTATACCTTGCAATCTGTGGATATTTTAGCCCACTGCCATAAAATCGTTTTGCCAAACTCCAAAGAGTATCGCCCGATTTTACAGTGTAGATAAAATACTTATCTGTCGGCTGTATAACTTTAGCTGGATACTCAATATAAGGGCATTCAAGCCAATGTGTCCAACCTCTACCCTTTAAATTGGTTTCAACAATACCGTCTCCATATCTGCCTTGGGTACATTCAATAACCTTACCGTTTCCAATATAAACACCGACATGACCCGACATATAAACGATTAAACCCGGCGTTTCCGGCATTGTTTTAATTTTACCCTTTTTTGTAGCTAAGTTATATAAACCGCCTGTATTAATATCTTTTTTGTTGTCATAGTAAGGGCTATTAATTCCACCAAACCAATAACTTTTAATCAAGCCAATACAATCGCAACCATAACCCAAACCAATTAAAGAGGACAAATAACGCTTTCTGCTTGGCGTATAATGTTTAGGATATTGATTAGCTTTAATTTTGATTAAATTGGCTGTAATCGGCTGCATTAGACCGCCCCACATATAAGCCGTTTTTGTTTTAGCCATAGTTTGGGCATACTTAACTAAACCTGCATTTGTTAATTTTCCTGACATAACTTCACCCCATTTTGTCCAATAAACGCTGCAACGTGTTAGTATTGTTATCAACGCTTTTGGTAACTTGTGCTAATACTTCTTCACTATGCGCTTGCTGCTCTGCACGTTCTTCTTTTTGTACCTTTGTCAGCCACACTACGTATATTGCTAACGCGATACAAACGGCTATAGGAAAGCCGACAGTGCTAATAAGCCCGGTAAAAGTTTGGACATCCATAATCTCACCCCCTTAATTTATTATAGCACATAGTGAAAAAAATGGCAACCTTTTATTATAACATATTTTATTTAAAATGTCAAACAGTAAATTTAAACATGTCTAACATAGTATTTTTGATGTTTATGTTTTCAAATAATACTTGACCGTTCTTATAAAATCGCATTAGCACATCAAAAAGCCCGCGCCGATTACCCTTTAAAAGGGCAAAGTTAGGCTTATGGTCTGCCAAAGTCATAGAATAACGCTCACGGCAATTAGGGTCAATATCATAGGATATAAACATCAACGCATTATCGCTGTCGTACCACACCCCAAAATCAGTATCACGGTAATGCATAATAAATAAAATTCTTGCCTTTGCTGTTTTCTTCCCGATAAAATCATTATTGTCACGTAAAAACGCGTTATCTATCGCATATTCCGCATATTGCGTCCCGCTAATGATTTTACCAAACCTTGTATTTTTTGCTTTTTGCGCATATTCATCAGCAATAACCATTTCAATTAAAATATCATTGTTAGCCGAAATATTTTTTCCATATGGCAAGGTTAGCCCAAAATACATAAAATAAGGATTCGTAACGGAAAGAGCGTTTGATAGAAAATACACTCTAACGTCACGTGTCCTTGCTATAGTGCTATACAGCTCCAAAAAGTTTGTTACCTCGTCTGGTATATAATGTTGATATCCTTTATCCAAAATAAATTCATCAAATATAATTAGTGTAACATTCGGAAACGGATTTGATTTTAATTTCTTAGCCGTGGTTAACGCAATTCCATAACCGGCTATTTCATTATCAATTTTAAATTCTTTATTTTTTACCTTAAATTCATGCTCGCTATATTTATCTTTTATATCGTCGAAAAACTTAGGCAGCACGGGCTTTAATTCATCTTCAAAACGCCGGACATACACAAATTGCTCACCTTTTCGCAAATAATTGCGAATAGCAAAATCTTTAGCTCCGTACGATTTACCAACGCCACGCGCACCGACAATAAAATTAAAAAGGCAGTTATAACTTAATGATTTTCCTATATCCCAATACATTACTCATCAATCCTATAATCTCTTATTTTATCAACCACAGCTAAAACTTGTATTAATTCAATCAATGCTCGCTGTAATGTTTCAGTTAAATCATTAAAACGTTCAATATTGATTAAATATTCTGCACCGGCAGCTTTCTGAAAAGCAATATAATTAACCAGCCAGTCACTAAATATTTTTTGGGCTTGATTTGCTTCTACTAAAAACTCACATAACTCTTCACTTAAAGCATTTTCACATTCTAACGCATTCTTAAAATAACCATGCTGTTTTATAGCGTTTTCTTTTTCTGTTTTTATCGCGATTGTTAAATAATCTAAAATTTCAACACTATACATTTTATCACTCCTTAATTTTAAATCGTAAAATTTCATAACTAAAACTTGAGGCTTTTTTCTTGCGCCATTGTCTTAAAATAGCTCTTTTTTCTTCTGTTTCTTCTTCAAACTCCGGACAAAAGGTAATTGAAATAACTTTATCTTCACCCATGGCTCGTTTTCCGGTTTTAGGGTTACAGCTTCCATACCATATATATTGCTTGCTTACGCCGGTTGCTCCTTTAGGCATTACACCGGATTTAAACCATGAGCAACCATATGGTGTGCCATTTGACTTCCAACACTTCCAGCATTTCGTTTGACTTGTTTTATTACTATTTAAGCTTTTTGTCATTTTAAAGTCACCTCAAAATAAAATGTGGCTTACATTTGTTTGCAAATTCTGCGCTACCAGAAACACATTTAAGCAGATTTTTCACTGTCAGCACCTTAAAAGTGTACTTGCAATTAAACAAATATAGCCACTACATAAAGTATAACATATATATGTATTATTGTCAAGCTCTTAATGTGTGCGGACTTTCTTTTAAAACAATGCCACCGCTTACGCGTGTTGATTTTAATTTGCCCGGGTAACTTGCGTTAGGATGAAAATTTTCCCATGTAACAAAACTATAACATCCTTTAGGCATACCGGCGCAGGTTATCTTTAACTCTTTTCCGTCATCCTCAATATAGCTTTTACTGCGTAAAAATCTCGCTCGCACAAAACTACTTTCATGCTTCCATGCGCCTAATTTAGTATCATGTATTTCTAAACAATCCGGTAATTCAGTGCCGACTAAGTGTAAACTATCTGTGTCGGCATAAATAAACCTATTATACAGCTTTTGCGCAGACGTTATAGTTTTATATCTTGCCCACGCTGTCACAAACGTGCCTACCGGAATATACACTGGGTCTCGTTCCTCTTCATCGCCTATAACATAATGAACCATGTCATCAGCACCTAACTTTGGATATTTCTGTGCAGTTTTTGGGTTAGTAGCAAATTTGCCGTACAAATTGTTTAGCATTAACTTAGCTATCGTTCTTTTTACCTTATCACCGTCAACAGTAGCAGCAGCCTTAATTGCATTCCATTTATTGATATATGCCTTAAATAAATTCGCGCTGCTTTTAAACTTCCAACCGGATAGATAATCTATTTCGTGTACGTTGTATTGCTGAAAAAACAATTCTAAATCTACATTAGTTAATGTTAATAAAATTTTTTCACCGTTTGAGCTTTCAACGTATTCTGTCGGCTGAAAACCTAAGGTATTTTTTAATTGTATTGTTGGGATATGATTAGGCTTTAAGTCAAAGTTAACCATAATTTGACAAACATATAAATCATAATTAACATCCGGTTGATATTTTCCTTTGAAATAAATCCCTGTGCCATATGGCATTTTAGCTTCAAACATAACAGACGGATATAAACTATTTACATCTAATACAATTCCCTCGCCTACATCTACATCTTTAAACTTTGGGTTTAGATAGGTAAAGCCCCCTCGATAACTGCGCCTTATGTCTTGGTCATAATCCGGAATAGGAAAATTGCGCTCAAACTTCTTTAATCCCACAACTTCTTTATACTCATTTAGTGCGCAACTGCCTATTGTCATTTTAGTCAAATTCATTATAAACATTTCATTTAGCGCTAAAGCCATAATTTTAACATCATTTTTTATATATTCCTGCTCTTCTAATGTTAAAATATGCCCTATTTCACGATTAGCATTATAATCTATTTCCAATTTTGAAATAGGTAAATCAAAGGAACGGGCAATATCTTCAACACTAAATGGCAATAATTTAAAACTA